TGGCCTAGACATAATCAGGGCCTCAAACAGCGCCTATTCAGTAGTCGAGAACCCCAGGGGATTACTACGGAAGCAAAGCATGATGAAGCAATTCCCCCGTTGCACCGTCACCTATTGCCAATACGGGATGAGTTGCATGAAGCCGACTGACCTTTGGGGGTTCTTTCCGTATTCATGGATGCCTCGTGCATGCAAAGCGGGAGATGATTGTCATGACGCCTCGCCCCGTGGTGCTGGACTGGGGTTGGCCTCAATTCGCACAGCGCAAGACAGAGCTAAAGTTCCCCGAGATTTAGCGTATTCTTTGGCCTTCGCTGCTACTAAGGATTTCCCAATGCGCAGTGGGATTTTATCGGAGCGATGGGTATGAGGGGCGACATTAGCGATGGCATCCCAGATGAATTTCTATGCGGAGCATGTGGTGAAGTCAAGGATTTCTATTCCAAGGCGGTTGTTGCCGCCTGTCTTCCCGAGAAGGCTGAATATTGGATCTGTGGGATGCCGTGTGTATTCCTTGGATTCTGTGAGGATTGCGCGAATGGGGGTCCGAAATGAAACTCCGTTGCTCATTCTGTAAAATCATCTTTGACTGCCCTGACTTCGCTGCAGTTGGAATGGTCCAAAGTGAGGATTGCTACATAACCCGAATCGGCATCAAGCACAAACTCAGCGAGGTTCCCAGAGATGGCTAAGGATTACGGCTGGACGGGTTTGCTTCGACATGGCCTCTGGAGCTGCTGTAAATGCAAGCACTGGAATTACTACCGAACCGTCACTCTCAGAATTGATTCAAATTGTAATTCTCAGGGCTGTGATTATCGAGCAAGAATAGTGCTTGACCGTTCTGAAAGAAAGGGCGGTCGGCCTCGACAGTGCATCGTCAAAGAATATCCGGCCTACCGTCCACCGGGCACTGTGAAATCTGAACAGAGGGAACGCAACCGACACAGTAGAAGGGAACGCGAGTTGTTCGAGCGAATGGAAATCAAGACTGACAGAGGGGTGTTCATGACTGGAACGGATCTACAAGAGGCTCAAGATAAGGCCGACTTGAAACGGCATGGCGGCGTATTCAGATTGAAAGGTCGACCTGAATGGAAGCGTCACCCACACACTGGCGGAAGTCGGGTTGAATTGATTCGAGATGAGCTATTCATTCTCGGGTTAAAAGAGACATGGGCCAAGAATAGCGAAAGTGAGCCTCAAGAGTAGGGGGTGAGCCATTCTACTAGTCCATCGGCAACGGTGGATCTAGGAAAACCCCGAGCATCTGTGAAATCATATTGCGAAGTCCGCCTATGACACTGTGAGCGTTCTCGTCGTACTCTGCAGCATACTGCTCGGTATCTCGGTAGTCCCTCCATGATTGAAGTAGAGCCTCACCGACGTTGCCACCCAGCGCTAGAGCTGCCAGGGCTGCATCTCCCAGCACCTTGTTATCCGTTAGCATCTCATAAACCAGTATTAGCATGAGTACGGTGGTAGTGTCAGAAGTCAAATTGAATACGCCTTTACTCACGGATCTGATTGAGTAGGCTGTCACTGCCTGCTCGAGTATGCGTCTTTCAGTGTCTTGCATCTCGAATCTGACGATGATTACTTTGTCAGCCGCTGCTTTAGGCATCACAAATCCTCAAGGATGCCGAGGACGTTCACTACTAACTTCGCGGCACTAGCAAAATACGTGCTGGCGGCTATCGTGCAGGGTCCAACGAGCGGCAATAGACACCATCCGTTATTGCTAACGATTGAAACAGGGGAAGAAACAGTCTGCGCCCCCCCACTCATGGGGTAAAGCCAATTCATTTGGCCAAGGTCGGCATCAACGGTCTGGTCCTCCACGTTCTGGCCGGAAGGAACGACATTGATTCCATACCGTTCACCGGAGTCGCCGCCGTAGTAGGAGATACATGAAACGATTAATTTCTTCCCTTCTGGAACCGCACCAATCACATACATCTTATCGGCATCGGCCCCGGCCGGAACGGTTCCCTGCCATTGAACGCGAGTTCCCATACGTTCACCGCTTCTCTGCCCATCGGACGATTTCACGCATACGCTTAACGCCCATCAATTCACAGTCAAAGAGGAGCTTTGCCGCCTTCTTGACAGCAGCCTTCTCACTGGCAGCCATGATTTTCAAACGGGCCTTAGCGCGTTTTGAGAGTGCCACTAAGCATCCGTCCTAAACACCATGCGAGAGTTTAGGGCGACGGGAATACGGCAGGGCGAGAAAGTCTGGGCGCAATCTCCCGCACTGGCTGTGAACCCGACCGTTCCGATGGGAACCCCCGAACCGTCTAGGACATATACTGGAGATTCTAACTCTGTGTCGTTAGCTCCTGCTGAGGCGAAAATATGACTGATGACCCTTCCCTGCAGTGTGAGGCCCAGAGACTGTCCGTCAAGAATTGATGTGAATTCTTGCTCGCCAGCTCCCGACACCGTGACTTGAAAGACATGGTATTCACCATTAGTGCAAGCCACTGAAACGGCGGCGGTTCTTGTTGCCGCTGCGTTCACTAATACTTGGACAGAATCACCGGACTGGATCTGCTTAGGGTAGGGCAGTGGTGCTGGGAGGTCACAGTTGCCCCCCGAGGTTCCTGCGCCGCCACCGATGGGAAGGGCGAGTTTTATTTTTCCAGCGCTTTGGACGTAGGCCCAGATGAAATCATTTTCACACTGGAGGCCCGCTCTGGCACAAACGTAATTCCCATGTTGCTGAGTGGCAAACGTGCCAAAGACTTGGACGCTACCTACGAAGTCAGCGTCGGTCCTGACTTCATCCTGAGTGCCCTCGGTAGTTGCTGAGTTATGCAGTGGGACGACGCCACCGCGAGTTGAAATTGTTGAACCGTATGAATTCACATTTGCCATTCAAATCACAGCCTAATTCCAGCCCCAAGTGCTGGGCGAACAATATTTCGATTTATGTTGGCGATAGGTCGGCGTAGGAGCTTCTTTCCGATGCGAAAAGTGATTGAAGTTCCGAAGGCTGCCACGGCCATCGGGATCAGGTTAGATTGAAAGTTGGATGCCATCGTGTCAAGAGCCATCGTCGGTTCTTTCATCAGGTCGCCAACGGAAATCTCGCCAGCGCCGGTCATCGTTAGAGAAGTTCCTTCATTCGTAAAAGGGCGGGTGTTCGCTTGAGCTGATACGCCTATATCCGCAGCTCCTGTAATGAAGCCCCAGGGTGATGTACCCGCAACGCCCTCGGTGAGTATGGTTGCATACACATACGCCTCTAGCGCGTTCAGGACAGAGAAGGTTTTCCTCCGTCTTGTAGACTTCTTCTTACGGGGCATCGGGAGTCATGGGAGAGTCGGAGCCTTATGATATTTTTTCACCGGAAAATTTACCACTCTCGGTTCTAGTCATTTCTGGTAGATTGGTGGCAGCACTGAATCTCTGCGTCAGCATTTGACCGATTGCGGCTCTAATTTCATTCGGCGGCTCAAAATCAGATCCACCGCCAGACAAAATTTCATCAAGTCTCGAGTGTAAGGAGCTAAGAACGGTATTCAAGCCGTTTTGAACAGCCAGCGACAGCACCCGAATCGTCCACATCGAGATTAGTATGTTCACAAGCACTAAAATCAGGGTAATTTCATCAACGTACATCCTTCATCACCCCCTCAACCAAACCTCAACGGTCCTTCATCTTCTCTATTGGGGTTCCTCCCACCCACCCCACAAGTCGCTACCACTGTTAAGACGCTTCGCATAACTCTCTGAAACCTCATACTGCTTTTCTAAAGGGGAACCCTACCACAATTGACATAAGCAGAATCAGTCTCGCACAACCATGACTTCGAGCATGGGAAACAAAGCCGTGGGAGTTAGCAGAGGGACCAAGGCATTCAGCCAGAAGTCTGAGAGTGGCTATCCCGGCTCTTTTCCAGTAGGGTTCCGCAAGTGGGTCCAGAGCTGCGGTTGGTGGGGTGATAGACGCCTGTATCTCTGCTGTGGGGGGGTTCTGGATGAGGACGCCGATAGGGTGGATATACAGCATGAAATTCAAGTCGAAGTAAAGGGGAGGAGAGGCCGAAATGCCAATACCAAGAGAAGCCGGACCACCACCACCACAGCCAATATTATCGCCGATGCACGAGACACTGGACTTGAATCCTCCAGTTATGATTGGGTTATGCTGGACCCACCTTACACCCGCGACTTAGCCGAAACCATGTATGGGACCGACGAGGTTTATTCCGGCATTAACACCTTCATTGAAGAAGCGGTTAGGCTGTGTAAGCCCGGCGGATTGATTTGTGTCCTTCATTACGATATGGCTTGCTGCCATGACCAAACTGATTTGGTGGCATGCTGGGGTATCTATCAAATTCCCTCTGTCAGATATATGAGCGCCTTTCAGGTCTTTAGAAAGAAAGGAGCTAGAGAATTACAGGGGTTGAATCCGTGGCAGTAATCCCTCATCAATTCACTCATGGGCGGCGGCTGCGTATGTGGGAGTTGTGTTCTGGATCTGCAACGGTGGCTGCCGTCTTCAAGGAATGTGGGTGGGAGGTTTGGACTCTGGATATCGAACCTAGTTGTCGACCTGACCACGTTGGCAATTTGATGAATTACACCTACGAGGAGCTTTGCGACCTCTCAGGATTTGAGCCAGATTTCATTTGGTTTTCCCCGCCCTGCCAAACTTTCAGCATTGCCAACCTTCACAGCGGACATTTTGAGAAGCGTGGGAATTTGTCCGTTCCAGTCACGACTGAGGGCCGTGAAGCGTGTCGCTTTGTCCTTCATGGCCTAGACATAATCAGGGCCTCAAACAGCGCCTATTCAGTAGTCGAGAACCCCAGGGGATTACTACGGAAGCAAAGCATGATGAAGCAATTCCCCCGTTGCACCGTCACCTATTGCCAATACGGGATGAGTTGCATGAAGCC